TGTTGTGCTGCTTCAGGTGTCAAATGAATCACAAAGTCCATCTGGCCGTCCCCGGCAAGGGGTTTTGGCGATAATAAAGAAACCACGCCTGTTTTTTCGTCGCAGGTTATATCGAGTGGCGCTTCAAATAAAAAGTTTGCTTTCATAGCCGTCCTTCTAAGATATGGATAAAAACGAGTCATTCCTTGTAAATGTCGTCGCAGGGTTTATCGCCATTGCTTTGCTCATGGGGGCAGTTTAGCGTGGGTTTAAATATTGACACCGCCGCCCTGCTCGCCAGGGTGGACATTGTCGAGGTGATCGATTCCCACGTACCGCTGACCAAGGACGGCGCGGAATACAAGGCATGCTGCCCCTTCCACAGCGAAAAAACGCCTTCTTTTAAGGTATCGCCCGACAAGCAGATTTACCACTGTTTTGGTTGTGGCGCCAACGGCGACGCTATTGCTTTTTTACAAGCATACCAAGGGATTTCGTTCAGAGAAGCCTGCGCAGCGCTGGGCGCTGATACTAAAGTAATAAAAGCGCTTGCTAAAGCAGGTGGGCGCGGCAACTGGCTGCCAGTATCACCGGTGCCGGATAGTGCGCCTGAAGCACCGAAAGCTCATTACTATCGTGGCGTACCATCGCATATATGGGATTACCGCGACGGAACAGGGCGATTGCTGGGCCACGTTTGCCGCTTTGCAACTTCCAGTGGCGGCAAGGAAATCTTACCACTGACCTACTGCCGCCACGTCCAATCAGGAAAGCAAGAATGGAAATGGGTTGCCTTTGCCGAACCGCGNCCTCTGTATGGGCTTGATCGCCTGGCAGCGCAGCCAGACGCATTTGTGCTGGTTGTTGAGGGCGAAAAATGCGCCGACGCCGCGCAAGCCGAACTGCCGGAACTGGTTGTCGTATCCTGGCCGGGTGGCGGCAAGGCAGTCGGCAAGGTGGATTGGTCGCCACTTGCCAATCGCAAGGTTGGCGGCTGGGCCGATTGCGATGCCAAGCGGGCGCCGCTGACTCGGGCCGAACGCGAAGCCACACCGGACGATGTTGCCCGCGCAGCAGTGCAGGCAGAAAAACCGTTGTTGCCCGTCCATAAACAGCCAGGCGTCGCCGCCATGAACAAGATAGCCTCTGCCGTGATGGCAGCGGGTGGGAGATGGTGGGATATAAGCATCCCCGCGCCAGGCGAAAAGCCGGACGGGTGGGATATTGCCGACGCAATCGCCGAGGGTATGGCGGGTCAAAAGCTGGCCGGTTACATCCGCGATAATTTGCAGCAACGCGAACTGCCCCCTGCGGCGACTTCGGCTGGCGCTGGCAAAAAGAATAAAACGTCAAAAAAAGAAACGTGGATTCCTGATTTAATTTGGGGGCGCGATGTTCTTAAAAGTTGCATGCAAAACGTATATCAAATCCTGGCGAACGCACCAGAATGGAAAGACGTTTTAGCCTATAACGAATTCAGCCTGGTTGTCGAAAAGCTAAAAGCGCCACCATTTCCAAATGGCAAAACAGGGGAGTGGGACTCGACAGACGATTCACTAACTGCAATATGGCTATCCAGGTATAACGCAGTTTTCAAGTTTTCACCGGCAACCAATCTTGTTGCCGAGGCAGTAGAAACATTGGCGCATGAACATAAATACCACCCGGTTCGCAATTGGTTCAAAACGTTGCAATGGGATGGCACAGAGCGTTTATCTTGCTTCCCGGAAGATTATCTGGGAACGCTGCGCACTGAATACACCATGCGCGTTTTCAAGTGGTGGATGATGGGGGCGGTCAAAAGAATTTTGCAGCCCGGCGTTAAATTCGATTATTGCCTTGTGTTGTGTGGACCACAAGGAAAAAAGAAAAGCGCTGTTTTTGAAGTATTGGCCGGTGAATGGTTTGGTGAAACAGAACTTGATTTATCCAATAAAGACTCCATGAGCGCCTTACGGGGCAAATTTATTTATGAAATTGCTGAAATGGGTGCATTAATGCGCGCCGAAGAACGGCGGCAAAAATCCTTTTTATCAAGGCGAATAGATGAATATCGACCGGTCTATGGTCGCCGCGAAATAAAAGCCCCGCGTCAGGTAGTATTCGCGGGCACAACCAACGAACACGAATTCAACAAAGACCAAACCGGCGGCCGACGTTTCTGGCCGCTTGATGTGACCGTCGATGAAATTGAGCTTGCCGCCGTCGCCGCAGTGCGTGAGCAACTGTGGGCCGAGGCCGTGGCGCTGGTGCAAGCGGGCGAAAAATACTGGCCAGATGCCGAAGAGCAGCGCCAGCATTTTGACCCCGCGCAGCTCCGCGCTGAGCAATCCGAAGCGCTGATTGATGCTCTGCACGATTGGGTGTACCTCCAGATTCAACCGTTTACGCTGTACCAGGCAGCCAGTGACGGGTTGAATATTGACGCCAGCAAGCTGACCCGTGATCTACAGACACGCATTGGCATAGCACTGCGCAAGCTCGGTTGTGGGCGCATCGAACGCCGTAACGGTATGACACGATTTCTCTACACGCCGCCGGGATACAGCGATCAACAAAGCATGCTACCCGCGCATTCCAAATCTGGAGCAAACAATGTTGCACTCTAGCCGCAAGATTCCTCCATACCTGCTCCATACCTTCAGGCAAGGTATGGAAGAATTTTTCTTTTGCTTTCAAGGAGGTTCCATACCTTCCATACCTTCCATACCTTTTTCCACGCGCGTGTACACGCACGTAGGCGCGCCCGCACATGCGCCTGCGCCCGCGCGTACGCGTACACGTAAAAAAACGTATGGAAGGTATGGAAGGTATGGAAGAGGCGCTAATTTACAGGCTTTCAGGCTTCCATACCTTTTGCAAGGTATGGAACAAGTGTGGAACTTGTCGCCTTGCCCGCTGCTGGCGGACGGCTACGAAGGGAATATCAATGCCAAATAACACCATACTTGACGACATTGCCGCCGTGGCCGGAGTACGTGCGGCGCTAATCATATCAACCCTTTGGGTGGGCAACTTGTACATCCCGCCATATATCGCGCCTACCCACAAGATCGCGCAAACCATTGGCATGGAAGCCGCAACAAATCTCGCCGCCGAATTTGGCTCGCAAACGCTGGCCATTCCCAGCAATGAACAACTGCTGCAAACGCAGCTGCTTGTTTTGTTTGTCGACATGGTGCATACCCATGCGGGCGACTTTAACGCTGCTGGCTACACACTGGGATGGAGTAACTACACCATCAACAACTACATAGCTCTGGCTACCGATTGTGGCCTTCTGGACTCGTCGCCACCTAGAGATCACGTCGTTCCACCTATTTATCCCCCGGCAGATAACATCGTTGAAATCATCGGTTTTAGCGCCTTTAGCGTGTTGATGACCGCACACGGCGGCAACGTAATCCATGTGGCAACCAAGCCGCAGGCATCGTTGGTCAATCTATTGGGCGATTCTGCTGCCAAAGCGCTTGCCCGCGCCTTCCCGGATCGCAATATCCTCGTGCCAGCTGCTAATTGGTTGTCGGCGTGGCGCAGCGCCGCAACACAGAATGTGCGTTGCCGACCGAAATTGGGCGGTAATAAATTCAGTAATCGTACTCGGGCAATTCGTCAAATGTCATTCGCCACACTTGAAAGTTCGCCAGGGTCCCTGGACACCCCATCCCGTGCGGGTTAATTTGACCCCCGTTTTCTTTGAATTTACAGGAAATTTTAATTAGTTGACATGAATTTACCGCTTTTTGATGATATTTCTTTGATCTCTGAATATGAGTGTCTCGTAGAAGAGGAACGCACCAACGCGAAACGTGCCGCTGTTATCAAGCGTAAAAATAGATTAATCACCCGTCGCGCCAAATCAGAAGCAGTATTGGCAGAAGTTATCAAAGAACCATTCGAGCAGGGTAATAGCTATCACGTTATCTCTCACGGAGATGTAGATAGCCTCTCATTTATCCCCCTTATCCTGCGCCAATTACCATTGGACTATCTGCTGTTCTCGACTTGGGTAATGTCTATGACCGATATCGAAATGATTAAGGCATGGTGTGAGACTGGAAAAATCGGAACAGTTGACGCTTACCTCGGCGAAATATTCCCGACGCAATACCCCGACGAATACGCCACATTACGTGAATTCGTTCCAATGACCGGCGGACGATTGGTGTACTGTCGCAACCATAGCAAGGTCATGGCAGGATTCAACGAAGACGAACAATTCTGGTTTGTGCTGGAATCAAGCGCGAATATCAATACCAATCCTCGTATTGAACAAAGCTCCTTGCATTGTGATCACGAGCTATTTAATTTCTACAAGGACTTTTTCGATGGCATCAAGTCATACTGACCCTGACCAGCCGCTTTCCCAATCTGAACTAGCTCGGGAACTAAGTGTCTCGCGCCAATATATTGGTCGTTTGGTGAGTGAAGGCAAGCTGATGTTGGGCGATGACGACAAAATAACGCTAACCGCAGCTACTGGACAACTCGCGAAAATACAATCGCCAGCCCATGTCGCTGGTGCTGCTCTACGAGCAGAAGCTGAAGGTCGCCCAGCTTCTGCCACCTCTGATACTGTCGCCGCAGATAAAGTAATGAGTTACACAGCCGCCCGTGCTATGCGTGAATCCATGCAGGCACAGATCGCCAGGCTGGACCTTGAAGAACGCCGCTCCAGATTGCTCGACCGCCAGCAAGTTGAAGCCCTGCTGGCTGCCCTAATCGCTGAATTCAAGCAATCATTGAGTTCTATACCGCCGCGTATCACAGACAATATGCCGCGCCCGGCAGCAAAAAAAACGATTAGTGCGCTGAACAAAGAACACGATGCCATGCTTATATCGCTTGCGGACCGCATTGACGACTGGTTTACAGATCGCCCGCTTATCCCCCAGCAAGAAGCTTCACACTGATTCCTTACCATGCGCCGTCTTGCCAAATTTATCGCCGACAGACTAAGGCCGCTACCATGCCTGGCGGTTTGGCAGTGGGCGGACAAACACCGCATTTTAGCCGTCAAGGGCAGCGCCGAGCCTGGTCGCTGGCGCACTGATCGTACCCCCTACCTGCGCGAGATCCTGGAATGTTTGTCGGATGATTCACCGCACGAAGTCGTTGTATTTGTCAAACCGACACAAATTGGAGGTTCCGAAGCCGGCTTGAACTGGGTGGGGTATTTTATTGATCGCTTGTATGGGGCCATGCTGATCGTCCTGCCGACGCTTGACCTGGCCGCCGCCTGGAGCCGCCAGCGCCTGGCGCCAATGATCGAGAACTGCGAGCAGCTGCGCAATAAAATCCCTCATGCCCGTCAGCGTGACGCTGGCAACACATTGCTCACTAAAGAGTTTCCAGGTGGCATGATTCGCGCCGCCGGTGCGAACTCGGCTGCCGGCCTGGCTAGCATGCCAGCGCCCTACATCTTGTTTGACGATGTGGATCGCTACCCGGAATCGGCCGGTGAAGAAGGCGACCCGATCAACCTTGCCTTACGCCGTTCCAGCACCTTTCCGCATCGCAAAGCCTTCCTGAATTCGTCGCCAACCTTGAAAGGCGCCTCCAAAATTTGGCACTGGCACGAGCAATCTGATCGTCGGCAATACCACGTTTCTTGCCCACATTGTGGCCACAAACAAACGCTGGAGTTTGATAACCTGATCACCTCGCCAGAACACGAAGACGAAGCCTGCTACATCTGCGCTGAATGCACTGTTCTGATCGACGAAAGTCACAAAACAGCCATGCTGGCCAATGGTCAGTGGATCGTCACCAATGCAAAGGGCAAGTATCCCGGCTTCCACCTTAACGGGTTATATTCGCCGGTCGGGCTGGGCGACAGTTGGGGGGCTATTCTTGAACACGCGGCGCGCGCGCGCCGCAATCCGGCGCTGTGGCAGGTGTTCACCAACACCGTGCTGGCGCTGCCCTACGAGGATATTACTTCGACCATCACTACCGAAGCTCTGCTCGCCCGCGCAGGTGGCCATCGGCTGCGTACTCTACCTGAAGAGGCGCTTTTTTTAACGGCGGGGGTCGATACACAAATGAACCGCCTGGCTGTGCAGGTTATCGGCTGGGGGCGTGGCGAGCGCGCCTGGGTGATCGACTGGCTGGAACTGCCCGGTTCGCCAGCTGACCGCGAGGTGTGGGATAAACTGGACACCTGTCTTGCCCAGCTTTGGCAACACCCGCACGGCAAGGCAATTATGATCGAAGTATGTTTTATCGACAGCGGTGGATCGCACACGCACGAGGTGTATAACTACGCAAGGCAGCGGCAAAGTCGGCGCGTCTTCGCCTGCAAGGGCGCCACCGTCGCCAAAAAGCCGATTATCTCCACCCGACCATCGCTGCAAGACCTGAATTACGCCGGGCGGCACATCAAGCAAGGCGTGCAACTCTGGATGCTGGGCGTCAACAACGCCAAAACACTTATCTTCAACCGGCTACTGGCTGATTTGGCACGTGAGCCAGGCGCTGCCCGCTTGATCAATTTCCCCGACAGCGCCCAGGATATTGCCGACCTCGACGTCAACCTTTTACCGCGCGATTACTTCGAACAACTGACCAGCGAACGCTTTAGCCCGCAAAATGGCCGCTGGGTCAACCCCGGCAACCGCCGCAACGAGGCGCTGGACACCTTTGCCTACGCCTTGGCAGCCGCCATGTCTCCCTATCTGCGCATCCATGCCATGAGCGAGCGCGAGTGGCGTCGGCGCGAACTGGCTTTAACGCCGGACTTGTTCAGCGCTGCCGATCAAAAATCGAACGCAGGCCCAGCTAACCCGTTGCCCGGCGTTCCACCGCCGCCAACCCGCCAGCGGCGCGGTGGCAAGTCAAACTACCTGGCGAGGCGGTGATGGTGTTTATCCTCTAATACCACTGTGGCAAATGTTGATTTGTATTAGCTTTTTCTTGTTTTTTGGCCTGCTTTAAAAGCCCATTCCATGGCTTTGGCTATATCACCCGCAGAATCATATGTATAGCCGTATTTTTGTCGCTCCTTTCTATGCGCAATGATGTTTTTGCCGACTCTGCGAAAGGCTTGTTTTCTTAGCGTTGCTGTAACATCTTGTATTTGCGCGTCTCCAATAATCCAGCTTGCGGCTTCTTTGGCAGGAACACTGCGTAATCGCTCATAAAATATGTGATCCTTGATTCCCATTCAATTCTCCTTGGAGGCTACCCATCACATTTAGTTAGCTTGTCAGCAACCCACCCTCTACTCTCTTGGGATTCAGGAAAATAAATCCACCGCCATTCGATGCCCTTGTCGTCTTTTTCCAAGCCGGCATCCCAGGCTTTGAATTTTTGCTTGTTGCCAATATATCCGAGGATGCTCTTGCCATTCGGCTTGTCGCGCACTGTTGCCTTGCCGTTAGCGTCTTTGGTTACAACATGGCAATCAATCATGGACGCTTCGCCTTCAGCAGCAGCGATTTCCAATTCTGTTGCCTCATCGGGCATTATCATGGATTGATTATCTGCTGCATGTGCGCTTATAACTCTTGCTATGTCATGCACACTGATTTTTCCGATTGACTCGACAGCAAGTACACAGAACTGTCGCAAGTAAGTGAGGTTTTCAGTGCACGCCTTATCCAGCAAACGTGGAGCACCTACGCCCATGTCAGCAATACCTGCTGCGAGATTCAAAATCTGAAATGCGTTAATACCACCATCCGCAAAATTCATTTTTGCAATATCTGAAGTTTTCCAGCCAACAGCTAATGCATAATCGTGCCCCGGGTTACCATACTGGTCGCTTATCTCGGTTTCCTGGATAAATAAAATACCGCTGTTATTTGTCAGTATTTGAGGCATCCTTTCCTTGGCGTCAGCAATTATGCTTTTTACAGTCATCGCAAAAGTAACCAAAGAATGATTATCACGAATCACCACGGTTAAAACGTCAGGCTGCTCAAGTATAAAATCCGGATTTATGGCTGAGATATTATGACCGCCTGACAAATCCTGAACACTCGTCGGGTTAGAAGGTTGTGGATCACTGCATGCCGACATTGTAAAAGACACCGCAAAAAGCAGCAGGTAAAAATAGAACGCTCTTGACTCGCTACCAGGTATCAACACTTTTTCTATCCCTAAAATAATGGTGGACTACTCATCTGTTTTATTCCTTATCTCAAATTCTTTGTTACTCCATTTGCTTGCAAAATACTCAAGATTTTCCATAACAGATGGTGCCTTCCTTATTTTTCTCATTTCTTCAATATATTGCCTAAAAAATCTAAAAAATGAGACTACCCTGTTTTTCAGTATATCTTTACAAATGTCTTCATCAGCAACAGCATGTTTCATCGCAGAACACATAAACTCTAATCGGGCCAGTGCAAAATGGATATCGTTTTTAATTTCCTTATAATCAGACTGACTCAACTTTTCGATTTGTTCGTAGCTTATTTCTGAAGATTGGCTGGAGCTTACATGCAAATGCGAGTCTAATCTTGTTAGCACTTTTAACATTTCAGGGTCGTCGCTAAACGAATATCCAAAGGCACGAGAACGCCTATTCCAATCGTGTTCAGATGTTCGCTGTTTGTTGATTTTATGCAGTTGTATGATGGCAACATACAAGCCAATAGCGAGAACAATAAAACTGGCTAATTGAAGCATCACGCTATATGTCTCAAATTCCGTCATGATTAATTTCGCCTTATGTTAAGCTCTGCACACTCAGTTGTACCCCAAAAAACGCCCGCAAGACATGTAGCCCGCCTGCTGCCATGATAGCGGCATGGCCTATACCGAACATGACCTAGCCGCGCTTGACCGTGCTATCGCCAGCGGGCGGCGCACGGTTTCCATAGCNGACCGCAGTGTAACATATAACAGTTTCAACGAGTTACTACGTGCCAGGGCACACGTCGCTGCGGCGTTGCAGAGCGATGAGCAGGTCGATTCGCCGTTTAATGGCCGCACCTGGCTTGGACGGCAGGACGGCAAGGGCTTATGATGGCCGGGCCATTGCAGGCGCTGTTCAAACGCCGGGCCAAGCCTGCCAATCAACGACCGGTACGGCGCGTTTTCAGCCTGGCGAACAGCGGGAAAAGTTCAAACGAAACTGGCGCTACCTTGTCGCCACTGCACGAAGCCGCCGGCGAGAAGCGCCGTCAGGCGAAGTGGCAGCCGCATGTCAGTGGCCCGCGCCGCGAGCATCAGAATAACGCNATTATCTTGCGCCGTTCCCGCGACGTTTGGCGCAACAACGCCCTGGCACGTGGCATCATCAACATGCTGGTTTCCGATACGGTGGTTACCGGCATCCATCCTATCTTGCCGCAGCAATACAGCCAGGTTACCGCTTTCTGGAATGACTGGCAAGCCAACGCATCACCGTTTGCGCCGCATGATTTCCCCGCTATTCAGGCGCATACTATGCGGGCTTTAGCGGTGGATGGCGAAGTGCTGGTGCACCTGTTCGACGAGGGTGACAGCGTCGCGTTACGCGTCGTCGAGTCCGACTGCCTGGCCAGCCATGTTTTTTCACACAATAAAAGCATCAAAATCCAGGACGGTATAGAAACCGACATGCACGGTCGCCGCCTGGCCTACCACGTCACCGTCGCACATCCGGGCGACGGTGATTGGGACGGGAGCGTTGAGCGCGTGCCCGCCAAAAACATGCTGCACGTTTATCGCTGTGACAGGCCCGGACAGATTCGCGGCGTGCCCTGGCTGGCTCCTGCCTTACCGCGCCTAAAACTGATCGATGATCTGGATGACGCGCAACTGGAGCGCCAACGCATCGCCAACCTGTTTGCCGCGTTCATAATCAAGCCGGAAATGGGGATGCATACTCCCATGTCGCCTGTTGATGGCAACGACCAAAACGAAGATACGCCGGACAGCCCCGAACCGCTAGGGCTGGAACCGGGTATTCTGCAAGAGCTGTACAACGGCGAAGACATCAAGTTTTCACAACCGCCGCCACCCATGGCCGACTACGCCGGTTACCTGCAAACCGAAATCAGCATCATTTGCGCGGCGCTGGGCATCCCGCACCAGATGCTGACCGGCCAATTTGAAGGCGCCAATGATCGCGTCATGCGCGTGCTGCTGACTCGCTACGCGCGGCAGATTGACCAGATTGTCAACCAGATTCTGATTCCTCGTCTGTGCATGCCGGTTTGGCGCGCGGTAATGGATCAGGCTCGTTTATCAGGAACGATTACCGCCTCGCGCAAGAACATCATGCGCCCGCAGTGGCCGGTGCCTGCCTGGGAATACATGCATCCGGTACAGGACGTACAGGCCAAGCGCCTGGCAATGGAGTCTGGCCTGGTTGCACGTCACGACTTGATTCTGCAACGTGGTGGCAACCCGGCGCACGTCGACAATGCGATCACTGCCGACCCCATTCAACAAGCCATGATGGCCGCTGCCCAAAAAGCGCCAATACCAACATCCACAACCGAAAAC